CAGCTTACTTCAAAGATATGTGATGATGAGGCACAGGCTGAATATCTAGAGGCAATGGAGATTGAGGGAACTAACGTCAATCAGTGCTGTATAGACCAGCCTACGCTTATGATGAAAGCTGTTCTATATTACGAACAAGCCAATGCTGAAGCAGATGCTCTCAAGGATGTTATTACTAGAGCATACGCGCATCTTGACCCACAGGCAAGACAATTGATTATGGGGTCTGGTGAAAAGCTTACTGAGGCCCGCGTAGACTCAGTAATTAAGACTCATGATGAGTATGTAGCTCTACAGGAGCGATACCATGCTGCAAGAACAAATGCAGGTAAATGGAAGGCAATCATGGAAGGTGCAAGACATCGTAAAGACATGCTTGTACAGATTGCCTCAAATTATCGTGCTGAAGGAAATAGTGAAATCTCCATAAGACAAAATATGGATGCCGTTAAAAATATAGTTGGAAAGTAGCCAGCATACTGCTATACTAACCGCTCAACAAGTAACACTAACGTTACGCAATAATAAGGAAACAATTCAACATGTCAATTAATATGGATAAACTACTCGCTGCTCGCCGTGCTCTTGAAGAGAAAAAGGCTCAGAGCGGAGACTTTCAAAGTGTCAAGTTCCTCAAGCTGAATGCTGGAGCAAACCTTCTTCGTATTTGTCCCCCATGGACAAATGAAGGTCAGTTTGCTGGCGACTTCTACCGTGAGGTAGCTCAGCACTGGAACTACGATGAGGAACAGAAGGCGCCACTTCTCTGCCCAAATAAGACTCCTGATATCAAGGAAGCCTGCCCTATCTGTGAGTTCATTGATGAACTTCGTGCAGATAAGACAAACGTAGAGGCTCAGCAGCTTGCTAAGGATCTGCGTGCGAAGACTACTTGGTTCTTGAACGTGGTTAACGTGAAGGACCCTGTTTACACTGCAGCTGATGTGGCTGAAGCGAAGCAGGCAAAGCCGGATGCAGAGCCTTCATTCAAGGCTGGAGATCTTAAGGTTCAGGTATTTGCTCCTGGTCCCACTATCTTCAACGGTATCCTTAATGTAATCATTGAGAATAAGCTGGATATCACTAATCCTGAGACTGGTCATAACATTACAATCACGAAGTCTGGTAAGGGCTTAAACACTGATTATTCTGTTACTCCTCAGATTGCCCCTTCTAAGCTTGAAGGATTCGACCATAACACTAAGCTTAATGACTTGGGTGTTGTCGGATTCCGCCAGGATTACACAGAGCTTCTGGCCAAGCTGACCGCTGGTAAGGGTGGAGAGTTCAAGGGAACCACCAAGGCTATGACTGCTCCTAAGGGCGCGAAGGCCGCTCTGAAGGCTCCTATAGAGGAAGAGGATGACCTTCCTGAGAGCTGGAATGGCATTGAACAGGCTGAAGATGAGGACATGGCCGCCGCTCTCGAAAGAGAAATGCTGGCTGCAAGTAAGGGCTGATTAACTAAACCTATAATAAAGCTATCATTCTTGCTCACGCTTGGGTGATAGCTTTATTATTTTGGAGCACAACTATGGCAACTAAGAAAAAAGAAAAGAAAGAAGTTCTTTCCCTAGAGGGATTGTTAGGAAAACTTCAAAAGGAGCACGGAGAGAAGACTGTAGGCTACTTCGAGGATACATATCTTCCTCCACTACAAATCTCTACTGGTTCTATTGAGCTAGATGAGAAGATGGCTGGAGGATGGCAACGTGGACGTCTACATGAGGTATACGGACCAGAAGCCAGTGGTAAGTCTTGTCTAACCTATCATGGTATTGCAGAGACGCAAAAGGCTGGTGGTGTAGCAGTTTATGTAGACGCAGAGCATGCATTCGACCCTACATTTGCTTCTAACTTCGGTGTAGATTGTGAAAAGCTTATTCTTGTAAAACCAGATAGTGGTGAACAAGCTTTTGATATGATACTTGAGTTTATTGATACGAACGAAGTAGACATGATAGTCATTGACTCCGTTGCAGCTATGATTCCTCAGGCTGAGATTGAGGCTGACCAGAAGCAACAACTACCCGGATTACATGCAAGAATGATGGGTAAAGGTGTTAAGAGCATTGTACCTAGAGCTGCAAAGAGTAAGGTAGCTGTAATCTTCATTAACCAGATCCGTGAGAAGATTGGTGTTATGTTTGGTAACCCCGAAACTACTACAGGAGGTAATGCACTTAAGTACTACGCTTCTGTTCGTCTGGAGGTTACTGCTCCTAAGGGTGGTTGGATTCTCAAGGATGAACTTCGTGTGGGTCACAGAATGCGTGTGAAGGTAGTCAAGAACAAGGTAGCTGGTCCAGCTAATCCTATTGAGCTACCAATCATGTATTTTGAGGGTGGTATTGATTTTACAGCAGAAATTTTCCAGTTTGCTGTGGCTCAGGGCGTCATCGAAAAGGCAGGCGCTTGGTACAGCTACAATGGTGAAAGGGTTGGACAGGGAGAGGATAATGCAGTAGCCTTCCTGAAGTCCTGCCCGGCCATGCTAGACGATATTAAGACCACAGTATTGGCCAATAGAGCGAGTTAACTATGAAACATGATGTATTGCTTTTTAGCGATCATCATGCACACAATCACTCTTACAAATCAAGCAGGCTTGAGCATCATATACTTCCCGGTATATATAACTCTCGCCTGCTTGATTCTTGTGATGTGTTGTATGAGATTGCAAAGTATGTGAAAGATAATCAAATAGAGACTGTCATCTTTGCAGGAGATCTGTTCCATGTGCGTGAGAACGTTCCTATGGATGTTTTGACAGCAACATACAAGGCAATTAAGGCTATCGCCATGCCTGGAGTTCGGCTCTTCATGATTCCTGGAAATCATGACTATGCTGACAGGTTGGGTAAAATACATGCCTTAGATGCATTAACAAAGGTACCTAATATCACAATCATAGATAAGCCCCAGTTTATATATCATGTCTTAAACAAAGATGAGTACGGTGATTTTGGTATTCGTTTTCATTTTGTCCCGTATTCTGACTTTAAGCAGGATTACTTAGACGCTTTTGAAGGCTTACCTGAATACTCTGATAAGATTGATGTTCTAATAAGCCACGTAGGTATCCAGGGTGCCATGGTTGGCGCTGACTATGTATTAATCGGGGATAATGACCTATCTATTAATGAAATACCTCTAGACAAGTTTGATGCTTGTTTCTTCGGGCATTATCATAAGCATCAGCAGTTAGCTAAGAATGCTTGGTATATCGGAGCTACACATCAGCACAACTGGGGTGATGTAGGCTGTAGACGCGGATTCTTGCATGTCACTTTGGAAGACAACAAAGCACCCATTATCAAGCAGGTAGAAACTAATGCTCCTAAGTTCATTAAAATCAATGATAAAGACCAGGACACTTCAGACATTAGACCCTGCGATTTTGTGAAGGTGATGTATCCCATGGACAAAAAGACTTTTGAGAAGCTCCCATCCGAGCATGCTGAGCTTGTTCCTACTCAGGTAGTTAATTTGAATACTTTGGATGACGAGCAGATTATACCTGAAGACTCGCTTAATCCATATGCCATGGTTTCACACTGGGTGAAGAACATGGGTAAGGATGAGGAATCTGAGAATCTAGGTAAAGAGTTGTTAAAGGAAGCGGAGGATAAACAATGAATCCAGTTATTTTAATGCGCCACTCTCTGGCAGAAGAAGAAGAGTATTTAGCAGCGCAGAAGTACTTTCCTGTGCATAGCACACGAGCTAGTCTTCCAGAAGACTCTCTTGTGATTGGTCGTTATAGTGTGCTGCCTTATTATGGTGAACTTTGTGATGACCTAGCATGCCTTATAGTGTACTTATTAATTCTTTTCATAATCATGTTTATGTGGCTGATTTAGGTAGTTGGTATGAGGATGTTTATTATTCTTCCTTAAACCCTGCTACACCAAAAACATGGTTTAATTTAGAGTCCGTTCCCCGAGACGGTGGTCCTTTTATTCTGAAGGGTGTTACCAACTCAAAGAAGCAGCAGTGGAAGACGCACATGTACGCTGAAAACTGGGAAGAAGCCTCTAAGGTCCATAGCAGATTACTCCAAGATGGGCTTATTTGCTCTCAAGATATTGTAATCCGTGAGTATGTTCCTCTTAGAAGTTTTGGTACAGCTATATCAGGAATGCCAATAACTGAGGAATATCGCTTTTTCTATTACAAAACCACACAATTGTGTGGAGCATATTACTGGTCAGAACATTTTGATGTTGTTGAAGAACACAACCTATCCCCTGACAACGTACCAAAGGAATGGTTAGCAGATATTGTTAGTACTGTTTCATTAAGTATTAACTTCTTCGTAATAGATGTAGCACGCACAAAGAAAGGTGACTGGATAGTCATTGAATTAAACGATGGTCAGCAAGCGGGCTTGTCTATGAATGATCCTGATACTCTTTATAAAAACTTAAAGGAAGCATTATGTCAAACGCAGTAAACGCAGTAGTTCTTGGTAATCCAAATGAAGCCCTAACCGTCCAGCTTAACCTAGACCTGGATCTAAAGAAGACAGACAAGATAGATTCGATGCACATTGCTGATCTACTAGCTGGCTTAATTCTTGCACAGGTAAAGCAAGTTGATGGCGCAGTATTGCCAGGAGATTTCCAGTATAAGGTTTTCTTAATGGCTACTGTGCATCAGGGAGAAGCAAGTGAAGTTCTCGACTCTTGAAATCAAAAACTTTGGTACCATTGAAGATATTACACTAGACCTCGCAGACCGGGGTCTAGTCCTTATCCTTGGTGAAAACAAAGATGCAGCAAAAGCAGACTCAAACGGCTCTGGAAAGTCATTGCTGTTTGACGCTCTTTGTTGGTGCCTTTGGGGTAGCACTGTTCGAGAGATTAAGGGTGATGAGGTAGTCCGTCGTTCTGCTAATAAAAACTGTAAAGTAACACTCACCTTCTCTGAAGGTGACAATACATATATGGTCATTCGCAGACAGAAGGACAAAGAGCATCATAAGCCAAATGACCTAGAGTTCTTTATTAACACTACCAATGCTTGTGGATCTTCTATGGCTGAGACTCAGAAGCGCGTAGATGACGCTGTAGGGGTCGATTTCTTCACCTTTAGGGCTATGATGCCTGGGGCAGGAATACGGGCCGCAGAGATGACGGACAAGGCCATTAAGGACCTTCTAGAGGGCCTGCTACAGACTGACCTATTAGCTAAGGCTCAAGCTGTGGCTAAAAATCGTGTTAAGGAACTGGAACTTAAAGAGACACTCAATAATCATGACATCCATCTTAGCATTCTTGTCTTCATCTATGAGAAGATCCTGTAATGCTTTCTCCTTGTACTCTCCTGTAATAACCTGTTTACAATGAGCGCATTCTCCTGCTGCGTGTCTTAGGGCAGCTATAGCTACTACATTATTCTTAGACTTAGCCTTATAACTCAGGCGTACATTTTCCAGCTTGTCTACTTCTGCAGAACACTCATCAACTAGTGTCATCAGTTGATTGCAAAATATTACTGATAGTTCATCAGCTCTTTTAATAGACTCAACGATACTTTCTTTATCTTTAACAAGCTTGTCAGAACTATCTTCAATGTCTTTAAGTACCTGTGCTTCTTCTGTAACTAACTCTTGAATTTTAGTCT